CGTAGAGCTTATCAAGGAGTCTGAAGGCTTACGCCTTGAGGCATACCTACCAACACCCAACGATGTCTATACAATCGGCTATGGTCACACTAAGACTGCTGAGAAGGGTATGGTCATCACACTAGCGGGTGCTGAATCACTACTACTACACGACCTTGCTTGGGTAGAGACTGCAATCGACACGTATGTCCAAGTCCCACTAAACCAAAACCAGTATGATGCACTGGCCTCCTTTATCTACAACATTGGGGCTACAGCATTCCGCAAGTCTACCTTGCTAAAGCTGCTGAACGCATCTGACTATGATGGGGCTGCTAACCAGTTTCCTCGTTGGAATAAGCAGAAGGGAAAAGTCCTTAACGGCCTTACTACCAGACGCCAAAAAGAAAAAACTTTATTCAAGAAGTGAGGTCACAAAGTGGAGTCCATAGAAGTAAAAGAGGAACTAACCGCTCTTAAAAATAGGATGTCGGCCCTAGAGCAAGAGCAACATAAGATTGATATACAATTAGTGTCCATTAAGTCTGACTTGTTTTACCTAAAAGCTGGGCAAGATAACCTCAACAATAACTTGTCTAAGTTCTTGTGGATCATCGGTGGTGGTCTTCTCGCTTCTATAGTGAGTTGGGTGTTGAAAGGAGGTTTGGTATGACCTTAAAGCCACGCATACAAAGTGTCATCTTATTTGCTGTAGGGTTTGCTTTAGTGTCCGCAGTAGTCAACGTAAGTTACACAATCAACAACCACTCAACATGGAGCGAGAAAGTATGTTCACAGTAGCCATCGACACGATTACGATTATCATGGCCCTCTATGCCTTGGTATTATCTTCGAAATCTTTAGTTGCACCAACAACCGAGTATTATTTCTTGGTGCCAATGGCTGTTTGTATTCTTTACTTAGTTGCCCAAAGTGGGTGGACTGCGGCATTTCTTTCAGGGAACCTATGGGGTGCAAAATACAACAACTACATCTGGTTCTTGTTCAATTCACTGGTATTCATTCATCTGATCAAAGGGGCTAGAAAGTAAATGGAAGACAAAACAAAGAGTATACTAATAAGCAAAACCTTCTGGGTGAACGTCCTGACTATCGTGGCGATTCTCTTAAATCGTAACGCTAGAGTTATTGACCCATTGTTGATCGAACCATTTGCTGTGGTCACACTACCTCTCGTGAACGTCGGTCTAAGGGCCATCACTGAAGGGGCTGTGAGGCTGAGGGGGGAATGATGTGGTTACTTACATTTGTTGGATCGAAAGTGGGACGCCTTGTGGCAAGTGCCTTGGGTGCCTTGGCTACGATTCTGCTAGTATTCAAAGCAGGCCAACGGGACCAAAAGAAACAACAGCAGGTTGATGGCTTGAAAGAGTACAAGAAGAACATGGAGAAGATTGATGAAGTTGATGTCAACACTGATCTTGATAGCGCTACTAAGCGGCTGTCTAAAAACGGTGGACTACGGGATTGACGCTATATGCAGCATCGACCCTCCTACAGTATCACGTAATGATACACCACAAACTATAATTGAAGTAGATAACTTCAGAGCTAAATGGGAGGCTATATGTAATGCCAGCTAAGAAGCGGGACTACAAGAAAGAATATGCCAACTACCAAGGCAAGCCAGAACAGAAGAAGCGCAGAGCTTCTCGTAATGCTGCTAGAGCGGCTATGGTTAAAGCTGGTAAGGCTAAAAAGGGTGATGGTAAGGATGTTGCACATAAGAATGGTAATCCAAAAGATAACCGTGCAAGCAACCTGAAGTCACAAGCTAAGTCTAAGAATCGTAGTTATGCTAGGACTAAGACTGCTGGTAAGAAAAACAAAAAGGACTAAGATATGGAAAAGTATATCGCATGGGCTAAAGAGAACAAAGGCAAAGTAATGTTTATTGCATTTGTGTGTGTTGTTGTAGTGTCCGAAATCATTAAAAACGTTTAAACAAAAAAAAAGCCCCCACTCAGGAACCCTTTCGGGAACTAGAGTGGGGGCTTTTTGCGTTTAATTATTCACAAGTGCGAAGGCCAGTAGCAGGGTCAAAGTAACAAGCCCCACCAACCTCATCTACAGAAGATTCATCCACGAAGCTGTGGTCCCCTGAGTCTTTCTCTGGTGTAGCATCCTCTGATGTAGCAGCGTTAAGGATACCAAAGCGCTTACCAGATGCACGGAAGGTTGTGCAACCAGAGCTACCACCATCATAAGCTGCCATATAGACTTGCTTGAACTGTTCCCAAGTAACATCGTCACCAACATTACAGGTCTTAGAACATGCGCTGTCTACATACTTAGATGCAAGGTTGAGAACCTTTACGTGGTCGAACACTGACAGAGAGTCAGCAGTCTCGCCTTTGATACCAAACTCACGGTAGGCATAGTCTTCTACTCGTTCAACACGAGGGCCATCGAAGGTTTGGATAGTGCGGTCATAGAAGTGTGAGAACACTGGCTCAATACCAGAGGACACATTGTTTGCACTGAGGCTGATAGTACCTGTTGGTGCCACAGAAAGAAGGTGGCTGTTACGAATACCGTGTGTTGCAATAAGGTCACGGATGTCATCAGGCATTGATAGCATGAAGTCGCTGTCCAAGTACTCTTGCTTGAAGAGTGGGAATGGACCCTTCTCGACTGCTAGGGATACAGAGGTACGATAACAAGTATCACGAATGATAGCCATGATCTTCTCTAGCTCATCAAGGAATGGTTGTGATCCGTAAGGATACCCCATAGCCTCAATAGCATTTGCTACACCAGTGACACCAAGACCCATACGACGCTTGTCCTTAGCTTCCTTCTCTTGGGACTCTAGCGGATAAGTAGCACGATCAACAACATTGTCCATTGCTCGTACAACGTGGGGGATGTCATGCTGAAGTTTCTCATAATTAAACTTCCATACTCCATCTTTATCTTTCTCCATATACTGTGTTAGGTTGAACGACCCTAGTAGACATGCACCGTTTGGTGGCAGAGGTTGTTCACCACAGGGGTTGGTAGCTGCGATATACTCACAGTATGCTAGGTTGTTCTTCTTATTGATGCGGTCGATGAACAAAATCCCGGGTTCTGCCCAATCCCAAGTGCACCGTAGGATGTCATCCCAGAGTGCTGTAGCTTTCACTGTGCTGTACACACGACCATCAAACACTAGGTCAAAGTCTGTGTCATTCTTTACAGCTTCCATGAACGCATCAGTAACACCAACAGACAGATTAAACTGTGTGAAGGATGTTGAGTTGTTCTTAGCACGAATGAACTCTTGGATGTCAGGGTGGTCAACACGCAGTACGCCCATCTGAGCGCCCCGTCTGTGCCCTGCGGAGCTGATTGTCTTACATAGTGCGTCAAAGATGCCCATGAAGCTCAGAGGGCCACTAGAGCGGCTGTCAAGGCTACGGATGTGAGCACCGTGTGGTCGTAGTGTCGAGAAGTCGTATCCGATACCACCACCTAGTTGCATAGTCTTAGCAGCTTCAGCAGCAGCTTGCATGATACCTTCCATGCTGTCTGGGATAGTCATAGAGACGAAGCAGTTGTATGGGGTTACTGTTCGTGGTGCGCCCATAGCTGATTGTACACGACCAGCAGGTAGGAAGCGCATGTGATATAAAGCATCACGGAAGTTGTTGAAGTGCTCGTCGTCGTCCTGTAGGGACTGAGCTACGCGGGTCATAGCCTCACGAAAGGTCTCACCTTTACTGCGGTACTTCATAGCGTGGATTTCTTCAGAGATGCCCAGCTTAGGGCCATTGTCATTACGGATTGTCATTATTAGTACCTCTTAGTGATTTATCAAATAGGACCATTACGGCCATGTAGTTGTAGCTCTCTCTGCTCACTTGGTCTCACGACCACGTTTGTCTTTGTCTTCCTTCAACCACACCATACGATCAATGTCTGCTCGACTCAGGCCAATGTCGTTTAGCTCACGGTTTGTTAGTTGGTTAAGCTGCTTGATAGCATTACGATGCTCACGCCAAGTAGCCAAGTAATTAATGTATCGCCAAAACATAGTCACCGAGAATCTCCACTTCCACCTAGTACGCCACGTTCTTCGCGGCTATTCAACTTATCAACATTCTTCTGTAGTACTTCATCTAGGTCACTGTCGTAGTAGTTAGCTAGTGCAGTAACATAGAACACTACATCACCTAACTCCTTGATGATGTCTTCACCTGCTGCCAGCTTACCATCTCGTATCTGCTTCTTAATCTTCTCAGCAATCTCCCCAGCCTCTCCTACAAGACCAAGGACGTTCTCAACTAACCGAGCATCGCCTTTAGTCATGATCTTACCTTCAACCCACATACTATACTGGCGATTGCTCATTGTTGTTTGTGGTACTGTAATCTTTGTCATTCACTTCACCTTATGATAATCTGGGTGGTAACGCACTAAGTGTGCGCCCCTGTACCCTGTGTCTATGTTGTTGTCGCCACGTAGTGCAGCGTCAGTCTCATGATCCGTATGTCCTTCGAAGTGTCTCAAGGCTGATCCACTGTGGCTCGTACATACCGTCTTGGATATTACGTTTGATGAGGACACCTTTCCACCATTCTTTGTTCGCTTGGCCAGCCCAACCTTCTGGAGCGCCCTTGTAACAGCCGACGACGGTCCCAATAATACCGTTGCTTCCAACGTCATCTTTAAAATATACACCACGTTTATGGCTGTGACCAACGCTGACAGAACGATAGCGCTTTTGTAGTAACCCAAAAGCATGATGTACACCACTAATGGCACGACCAAAGTTACCAGCGCCCACAAAGTGAGCGTAGTCAACACCGTCGTAATTATGAATGGCGGGGGCACCATGTTCGTATTCGTGGTATTCGTCGAACCACTTCTTCGTTTGTAGATGCTTGAAGCTAATGCCATACTTATCGCCCTCCAATCTTGGGTCAAAACTAATTGCTGTACGAATACGAGCCTCATGGTTTCCCTCGAAGCCGTACCACTTAGGTCGTCTACTCTTACTCTTCTTAAACCTGTAGCGAAGTAACTCTTGTGACTCATTATACGACACAACATCTTTCTCATAACTCTGAGCTACTAATGCTTGTGGCTTCTTAGTGTCGTAGGAGTTGAGAGACTTCATGTCAGCCCCATCGCCTAAGTCTACACAGTAGTCAGGCTTGATGTCGTGGATTAGACCACCCAACCAGTCAAAGCGCTCATTGCTTGTCTCTGGTGAAGCGTGACCACACGACCACACGATTGCTGTCTTACTCATCTTCTTCATCCTCTAATTCTATATAGCCAAACTCACGTAAGTCCTCAAACTCTGTTATAGCATCACATAGTGTGTCGTAGTAGATGTCCTCAGGCCAGTCATATCTACCATCAGTAATTAAACAGCTATTCCAAAACTGCCCCTCATCAGCATGTGGCCCACTTAAGATTTGTATAAGTCTTGTCATTTTGGTTTCTCTTTCATCCACTCTACTGGAATTAATCTATCGGCATATAGGAAGCCATGTTTGTCACACCACCCCCCATATGTCTGGGAAGAAGACTTGCTTAACTTAGTTCTACTGCTACTGAATACAAACCTAATGTCTAACAGTGGGTGCTGCTCCTTAATCAACAGATGTTTGGTTCTGTCGCTAGGCATGAAGCGTCCCTTTGTCTCAATTATGATACCGTTAGCCATTTTGAAGTCAGGTGTGTACGTCCTTGGTTTTGACACAAATTTGACTTTGAACTTTTCATATTCATAGTCTGTCTTATGAGCCTTAAGATGTTTAGCGTTGTCTTGCTCTAAACCAGAACGGTAGCCAGCCTTTAGGGCTGATTGTCTTAGCTTGCTTCTGGGGGTTGCCATATCTGACCCTCCTCACGACGTAACCACAACAACCTAGCATTCTCAATGACTTTCTCTTCGTCACCTTTGTATGCCTTGACACAGAGGTCGTATAACTCACGCTCTGTGGTTGCCTTAGCTAACATTTTCTTAGACTTAACAGGACCAATACCCATAAGGCCACCAACGTTGTCAGCAGAGTCACCCGTTAGGATTTGACCATAGACAAACTGTAAGCCCTCGAACTCCTCTACAGTCACTAGTGTACCTCGGTTGAAGTTGTAGTGGCCACATGGAATCTGTAGGAAGTCCTTGTCGATAGAAGCAATGATAGTACTAGGCCCAAGCTCTGTGGCTCGGATAGCAATGTCATCATCTGCCTCTTGTCCTTCAGAGACCTTAGCATTGTAGTCTTCAATCAGGTATTGTCGCATAGCCCCTAGGAAGATAGGCTTAGGTCTTTCCTTTCGTTGTGCTTTGTATGTTGGTTGGAAGTCGTGTCTGAAGTTACCCTTGCCTGTAATGAACATCTCCCACACATCATCACCACCAGCGAATGTTGTAGCCTCTAGGATGCGGTCCACAAGGTCGTCAATCTTATGCTCCCCGTCCTCTGGGTCTTTATCCTCGCAGTAGTAGGCTGCTCGGTAGGCTAATATGTCGCCATCGATCAGTATCTTCATAAAGTATCCTTACCGTTGATCTGGTTGATACGCATATCGCAATACCGTTTGATCTTCTCTAGGTCTGTGATCTCGCTATCCTCCTGTGTTTTACCATCGTAAATCTTGTAGCCAGCACGAGCACCATACTTAATGATGTTACCACGCCAGAACTCTAACTCATTCTTCATGATGAAGGTAATAGGTTCAATCTCAAACCTAGCGTAGTGATCTGGTTGATGGATGATGTCGTTGTCATACTCACACTCACCACAGATACCATCGTCATCTA